GTATGGATATATGAGAGTCCGGATAAGGGAAAGACAGTGTATCGACGTGAGTTTGGTAAGAAGGAAAGAGAGTTAGTGATAGATGATGAAGACGAGTGATCACTTTATGATTGGCATGACTTCGTGCATGTTGTTTATATGTTATAAGATGTTTCATTATGCGCCCGTGTTCGCGTTCTTTCTGACATGGTTCAATATGACGATGTTTAATATGTATTGCCTGAAACGCAAGAACGAGAACATGTAAATGTAGAGATTTGCACGATGCTGTACGAGATAGATTATGAATATGACAAGAAGATGTTGTTACGTGAAGCGAGAGACAGAGACGGATACGAGCCGTTCGTTGATCCAAAGACAGGTACCGTAATACAAAAGTGGTTGATCAAACGTGACGTGACAGGTTACGGTAAGATGATAACGGAAGAGTTTGAGAAGAGACTCGACGTATCGATCAAGCCGCGTTTCTATATACAAGAGAAGGGATTCACGCTGCCGTTTCATCAGGACAGGGGTACGACGTGTGCGATTAATTTGGTACTGTCTTCTGTTGCTGACCCGATCACGTTTCGACAGGGATTCAATACGTTTCATTTTAAGTACAAGACAGCGATTGTCGACGTGACACAGGAACACATGGTGACCGCGATGACGTCTGACCGCTACCTCTTTAAGTTGTCAATATTCGATAAGAGTTACGAGGAGATATTGGAGAAGTATGAGAGACAGTGACCTTCAAGCAAATCGATCTCGACACGAACAGTTGAGAGAGATCTTTAATATACATCCCGTTGAGCCGGAGTGCCAAGACGAGTATGTACGCATACCTTTAGACCTACCGTGGAAGCACTTAGAGAATGATGTCGATCGAGCCTATCGAAAGTTTGGTTGGTACGGTATGGTTCATCGTAGGAATCACAAGTGGAATCGAAGTCAGCTCTACGGAGGCCTCGGCTTAACTTACAATCCTGACTACGTTCACGACATCGACATGCACGCTCAGTGTCTAGGTGAACCGAGATCATCGAAAGAAGTAGGACTCGAGGAGTGGTCTCATCAGTTAAAGAACGGTTATGAAAAGCAGCTCGTCAAGTACAACACTTACAATGACCCGTTAGGACTGCGAGTTCGCACCGAAGTTACAGAGTGGGGTAACTTTCCAAGAGTCTTTGAGAAACTTCGCTTTGACATGTTTCAAGGCAGACTCGCCGAGGTGAGACCGCACAATGTTGATCAAGAAAAGTTTGATATGAATAAGGAGTTCTTGTGGCACGTCGATGAAGAGAACGAGTTCGTCAGTAGGATACTCATACCGCTAGTTTATAGTGATGACTACTACATTGAGTTTCAAGACACTGGTACTAAGTTGAGATTTGAACCCGGGTACGCTTATCACTGGAACACGAAAAGAGTTCACAGGTGGAACTTTGACTATCACGAGAACATAAAGAATCGTACTTGCCTCATCATTGGATTCAGCCCGTGGTTGACACTCAAAGACGGCGTCTGGTACACCAACGAGTACACTAATAAAATGAATCCTACTGACATGGTAAAGAACGGAATTGTTATTATATAAATAGAACTATGAGTTACATAAAAAAATTATACATTCGAAGACCCGGTGGTTCGTTACCTGATGATTGGTCTGGTGAGGTCGAAGACCAACCGGGCTTTAAAACTTTTGATGCTTTTAAGAAAAAATTAATTTCTGAAGGAAAGATTATAAGTTGGGAACGTTCTGGTTTCGTTGATAACGAAGCCGTGTTAGACATAGAACTTGATAGTGCAGGTACATGGAAGACGATTACTGATTTCAGTCAGTCTCTTGGTGACTGGAAAGGAGACTTCCAAGTGTTTGACAGTTCTAAAAATAGGTTACCATAGTCACAAACTGCCACAGTCTGCCAACATCTTTTATTTGATTGAATCGGCTCACCCTTGCATGTCCAGTGATAGCCGTCAAGTAACTTATACTGTAGTTTATTGTTTTCATTAAAATGTTTTACAATCTTACTCATAATTCTTTTATGAGGTCTGTCACTTTGCATAGAAAAGAAGGGTGTCTTTCCAATACTGATAACATACTCTGTCATTTGTGGTAAGAAGTATGTACTTGCAGTTGAATAGTAACTTCCGTGCTTGGCTCGAAAATGCGGAAAATAAAATGTAGAGTCGAGAACTCTTACAAGATTATTATCAAACGGGTACACACCTGAAAATGCTATGACAGAGTCATCATTATGTAAAGTATAGAAGTCGATAAAGTTATCGACTCTCTCTAATTTTCTATAGTTACTTGAGTTTCGATGTTCGTACTGACTTGCTTTAATAAACAAGTCCTGTATGTAATCAGCGTCTTGAGTTCTACGACACTTGTATTGCAACATAAATCAACGTACCAAGTATACTAAAATTAATTATCATATTAACATAGTGTGGATTCGGTGCCATTATCTTTCTCCTTTTTTTAGGTGGCTCATATTTCACACCACCTGTCCATTCAATTATTCTTCCCCACATCAGTGAACTCCAAAGTATGCGGATAGGCCGAAGACTTCCAACAGCATGAAACTAAATAAGAGTAATAAGATACTCCATACTATCAGTTTACCACTAAAGTTTGTTGCAGCCATCTTGATTGCGATAAGTTCATTACCTAAAAACCTTAAGGCTAATTCAAACTCATTATGTTCGTTCTTTACAACGATACCATTTTTCTTTTCTTCGGCCATAAGTTCTCCTATTGCTTTTCGCCTACATAAGCATAAAGCTTATTAGCAGTTTCGATTAAATCAACCGGTTGATACATCATTGGTGAGTGTTCTTTGATTACATCCTCAATGTCTTGACGTTTTTCAACCGCCTGATCAATCATTCTATACATTATATCTTGTTCTACACAAAATTGTGTGTCAGCCATTTCTTTGGCCATCCTTAAAGTTTCGAGACGAATCTCATATGCATTTTTAGACATACTGTCCTCCTGTGTGTGTGTTGGTGGAGAGATTCTGTTTCCACGCTCTCTCCTAGCGCATAGGAATTACGCTGCTTGAGCTAACTCCTGAGATGCAAAATTATCGTTTGCATTTAGAGTTTTGTTCGCATTAACCGAGCTCACATCCGGATAACTCCACATTGCTATTCAATTCCTGTCGATCCTATTTCAGCCCCATCAAAACTACTCGCGATAATCGAGTGTTTTTGGTGGAGCTGTCGGGTACCGCCCCCGAGTCCAGTAAATTTTTTACTTTGTTTCATCGTTATATAATATATATTATACTACATAAATACACATTTGTAAAGGATTATTTTTGGCTGCAGGGGGTGGATTCGAACCACCACGTCTCGCACAGACAATAGGGAAACAACCTACCGCGTCTACCGTTCCGCCACCCTGCAAAACTTTTACATAGGATCCAAAGCTGCAATCATTCTTGTCATACCGATCCCACCACCAACTCGTGGAAAGAAATCAAACTTTAAGAACTCTTCTAATTCTGCTTCAACTCGTTCTTTACCAAATAAATCAAATAATAATTTAGAGTATGCACCATTAGTAATCGTATGAAATGTATCTCTCATTTGATCTTTATTTGTGGATCTTTCTGCTGATCCAATAGTTTCCATACCACCTAATATTACGTCAATCTTTTTTGATCTTATACCATCTTCGTAACGACTCATATTCCAAAATGGACTTGTAAACTCTGGAAAGTCTGTAATCATTGCAGTACTAAAATCATTATACATTTTAGCTTCATGCTCTGCTACTAGCTCTTGGTCTTGGTTTAAACTAAAATACTCTTGCCATTTTGAGTAAGTCTTTTCTTCTGGCTTTTTAAATCCTAAGTATTCTACTAACTCGTATTCCATTTTTGAAAGATCATATATGTCACCGGGCATTTCAAATTCAAACATTGGAAATATAATGTCGTGTCTTCCAGGGATTGCGTTAGGTTCTTGTCTATATGAAGTTGATACACAAAAGAAACCTTTTGAGTCAGGTTTACTAAGTAATTCGTGTTCTAGCCACATCTGTCCGGTTTGTGGTAATGGCCAAACTTCACCCGCATACTTGTAAGTTGCCACATTAAATGGATCCTCGCAAGCTGCCAAGATTGACAACCTATTTTGAGTGTGAACTTCTAAAAAACCTTTATCTAAAAAAAATGACCTTAAAAGGCCAACTGTGTCTGTAAACTTTTTTGGGGATATTAATTGCGTCATGATCTTTCCTTTTTATTTTGCATAAATCTTAATATATATACAAGTTTTACGTCTTTTCTTACTGCTTTTTTATAAATAGTAATAAGAAGAGGAACTAATATGATAGAAGTAGCAGCAGCTTTGAGTGCGGCAACAACAGCATTCAATGCAATCAAAAAAGGTTTTGAAGTCGGACGTGATATCGAATCAATGTCAGGTGATCTAAGTAGATGGATGGGCGCCGCATCCGATATTAATAAGGCAGACGAGTACGCAAAAAAACCACCATTGTTTAAAAAGTTATTTGCAGCAGGTTCTATTGAAGAAGAAGCAATGGCGTCATTCATGGCTAAGAAGAAAGCCGAGGATATGCGTTATCAACTTAAACAACTTATTTCATTAACACGTGGTCCTGCGGCATGGGATGAGTTACTCAAAACCGAAGGTGAAATCAGAAAGAAAAGACAAGCAGCTATTTATGCACAAAAAGAAAGACAACGTAAAGTAATAGAAATTACTGCAATCGTTGTATGTGTTGTTCTTGTCGGAGGTTTTGTTACATGGTTAACTGCAGCATTATTGAAGTCTCAAGGTATCATTTAGTTGAAAACCTACTTAACCACATTCATAATCATATTTCTTATTTTTGCATTTACGATAATAGCACATGCAGCTGGTAAGACGTATGAGCCAAAAGATCCAAAGTACGGTACAAAAAAACAGTACACAAATCAACAGAAAATAAATAGAAATGGACATACTAAGAAATATACGACATGTAGGTTATATAAGACACTAAAATCACGCACAACCGGCAGACAAGCGTGTATATACATTGGTGGAAATAAAACATTTGAATTGATGTATGAAAATAATTGTCCAAAACAATATAAGTGTGTTTATAATCCATGGAGTAAAGAACCAAGTATCGATGATGTAGTCGATAGTTTAAATTCAATTAAGAAATAGAGGTGAACATGTCAGGAAGTCCAGAAAGATGGTGTACTAAGTGTGGATGTAGGTGTCATTGTTATGCGCCAGAATGTCCAAATTGCGCTAACGATGTATGTACATCGTGTGATTGTAAAGAAGATGAAGTTCAAACATGAAAATTACATTATTGATTTAAACGATGCCAGTAAAGCAAAGTTATATCAAAATAATCAACTTATCTTTATAGGTGACGGATATAGAGCCATAACAGCAATGTTAAATGGTTGCCAAGATAAAGAACCTGTAAAGAAACAGTTTAAATCTCAATTAACTATGAGAGAAAAACCTAAATTTGACACAAGTAATGATAATATTGAAAGAATGAGAAGAGAAGCTGAAGCTGCTTTAGCACCAAAAAATTTTAAAAAGAAAAGATAATGCACGCATTTTTATTGATGGTATATATGGGAAAGGCTATAATAAGTCAAGACATGTATTTTAAAAATATCAATGATTGCTTGTACTTTGCCGAAAGACTCAACAAACAACCGATGGTACCAAACCGCAATGCAGAAAATGATGCTGATTTATTAGTCAGATACACTGCGGTTTGTGTCCCTAAGCCTGTCGGAAAAAATACTAAGCTTTATTAGGCAGCTACAAAATAGCGCATGCGATAGTTCAATATCTTATGAACTCTGGCACGATTTCGAGCCTGACAAAACCTCTTCCAAGAAAATGGTCTGTAAGTCATTAGTCACCCTCCCTAGTTAATGGTTAGGTGCGTTCCTTCAGCGATCGCTTACTTCCGCCCTTTCGGGTGAACGTTTAATGTATTACTATTTATACGTCTTCCCAGTGCGTCCATCCACACTGAGTACATTTTTCGGTTGAAGATTTTACGGTTGTTGTTTCACCTTCGTTATCAATTGTTACTTCTGTAACCTCTACATCCTGAACGTTACCACAATTTGTACATCTATAATTTGCCATCGAGTTCCCTATCCGTCGATATTACTATTTATACAACTCAAGTATTTTAAGTGGATGCTTTTCACCGTTTTTTATTTCAAACTCGAGTTTGCCTTTTTGACATACCCATCGCGGTCCGCCCGGTCCTTGTTTTCTTTTGATGTATCTCTTCACTTTCAAACATTCCATCATTGAGTCACGAGGTGTAAACTCTGTAGGTTTAACATCTCCACTCATAAACATTAACAAAATAAATCCTGAGAATATTTCCATTAGTGTTTTCCGTTTACTATCTTATCTTTTAGCTTTTCTATCTGGTCCTCGAGTTTTTCAATTCTTGACTTATAAAAATCGAGTGTAAGCTTTTGTTGTTGATCAAATGGAGCTTTACCAGTTTCAATATTATTTGCGAGTTTCTCAAGTTGACCTGCTAAGTGTTCTATTAACATAAACTGTTCACTGTCTGCTGGTAAACTACCCATTTCACCACGTGGCCACTTAATTCTAAACTCAGTATTTTTTTCAAGGTCTGTGTTAATTATTATAAGTTCAGTTTCTACTTTGTTTAATCTTTCAATAATACCAAAATATGCCCATACACCAACAGCCACTGCCACAATGATTGACAATAGATTTCGTATTGGCATTTCAACGCCGGTATTTTCTGATATTTTTGGCATAATTACTCCTACAGTAATATTTATATGATGTCAAAAAATTGACAGCTACAATAATATGACAGAGATTTACTGTCTATTTTTTGACAGTATTTCATTATCGTAATTATACTCGATACTTGCACACTTATCTACTTCTTCAAAATCATGTACAAATAGTTGAATGATTCCATAATGTAATACTTTTAATAAGTCTTTACGAGCATCATCTCTACTACCTTTTTTGCCGTACCTTTGAGCATACTTCATAATATTACCGATACAGAAACCAGTACCGTGGCCACCATCAATAATAAACTCAGTTGCCTGAAAATGATCTCTTGAATAGTGTCCTGTATATGTTGAATCAATAACTCTTAATAGCTCTTCAACATATTCTTTCTCATTAAACTTATATTCACCCTTTGGTTCTTTTTTAGGTTGATCACCAAAGCTTGTAACTAATCCATCATCATTAATTTCTAATTTTTCACCACTCATTTTTTTCTTCCTAATTTTCTCATTTAAATAATCATCTACTATACTACTCATATTTTTTTTCAAAGTCCTCTATTATCTTAATATGTTTGTTAATCCAATCTATGACTGTTCCATTATCTGCATGTATTTCACCGGGCTTTATTTTCCAGCCATGCATCTCAACTATTCCTTTTGCGTGTTCTGCTTCAAATTTTTCTATTTCTTCTTCGGTATAATTCAAATGTTCTGCACTAGTCATATCTACCTCTTAAAAAACCTTGTTGCCATTTTAATAGGATTCTTTAATCCTTCATACGTATCATCAATAAAGTTAATATGCTTATCGAGCTTTTCGCTTAATCTATCGATCTTTGCTTCTATAGTTTTTAATCTTACTTCAAGCTCATCGATGTCTCTTCTGATTAATCCACGATATCCACGTAACTTTTCTTTATCATTCATGTTCACCGCCGACATCATTTTTATCTAATTCAATTCTTTTACCATTATAATACATTGCTCTTGCTCGACTTGGTGTGTGATAACTCCAATTAAGTTTATTCGCTGCAGAAAAAGTTGCCACTGTAACTACTATTGCAGATATAATAAACATGTGTGCTATCGCTGTCATACCAAACACCCACATACTTCCAAAGTACATTGAAAATGCTATACACCACATCCATGCAAGTATCTGCATTACCATGTGTCTTACTTGTAAATCTGGAATATTTTTTAATGGATTCATTTTATAATTCATTACACCATTCCAAGCGTCGTATATTAATTTTCTCATTTTTACCCCATTGAATCTATCATTATTAAAATTGCTACATAAAAAAGTGCAAATATATAAACTGGTTTTGCATTTTCAATACGTTTGTCTGTTTTTGGTTCAGGCTTTACCCAATCTGCTGGCATAATATCTCTATCCCATGCATCTCTTCTTGAGTCTATTTTACGTTGATCAATATGTATGGATCTTGGATCTATTTTACTCATTGATTTCCCATTTATAAAATATATGATTATCTATTGTTATCATTTTTGTTTTTGTTTGTCTCCACTCAGGATATACATAGTCTGCATGATAGTGTGTAGAACCTTTTGTCATATCATCTAAAGTTCCCCAATTATATTGACCAATCATACGTGTTGCTTTTGCAAATATGGCATTATATAACTCAATATCAAAGTCAGGTATCTTATCACTCTTACCATCACAGTACCAGCTAAACTGACATTTATGACGTATAGGAACTACTTTGCCTTTTTGTTCAAGCCACCATTTACTTGTCGGTCCTTGTTTAACGACTTCACATAATATTTCTGGAAATCTCTTATCACTAACACGATTTAGTGTTACCATTCCAACCGCAACAATGCCACGCCAAGATTGATTTCTTGCTTCAAAGTACATATTATCTGCAAGACACTTTGCTTGATCTTGTCTTATTATATTTTTAAGTTCCAGTGCTGGTGCAGGTGGACTACAAAATGTTAAACCGGCAAAAGCAACAAATGCCAGTACCATGCTAAGATAAAATTTCTTAAGCATAGTAGTAGTCCTCGACCTCGTTTTCAACAAGATTGGAATCCATCCAATTATACTCTTTAGCTCTTAATGCTTCGATTTTTGTCTTAGCATCACTAAGATCTTCACAATCTTTCATGATTTTATCAGCCTTATAATAGAACTCATCTTGTAAATCCATCATTAAACTCTTAACTTTTGCCATTTTTAACTCCTTCTTTTTTCATTTTATAGATCTATTATACACTATTTTTAATGACTTGTAAAGGAAAAAGTGCACAAAAAGTGCACTTTTTTATATTATTTCTGGAATTTATAGATACATCCCATTGGTATATTATCGACATTTACCATAGGTATTGTACCATAAATTTTGATCCTAGAATCAAGAGTGTAGTTTTTATTATGTGATATTAAAGCAATATCTTCAAGATGCGATTTGAATGTCTTATCAAAGTTAGTACATCTATCATACCAATCTTTAACTGGAGCAGATGATTCTAAAACACTACCATGACACACCACCCTAAATTCTTTTTTCTCAGGGTTATCTTTGACAGCATTTATTATTTTTTCCATTGCTTTTGGTGCCCAAGTAGTGACTGGTATATACATCATTTTATCAGTATCAGCACATCCATGATCTTTTAACCACTTTGTCACACCAGTTCCATTCTTAAATGATAAAACTTTACCATGATTTCCAATCATATTATCATTTTTTAATTGATGAATGAGTTCATCTCTATCGGCTTTAGTTAGGCTACGAATAGTAGGAGCAAGCTTTGTAACTTCATCTGTTATTATATTAAAGAGCATTTGATTAGAAGTAATCTTATCACCTAGTGCTTTAATAATATTTGATACTGTAAAAATCAAGTCTTTTTTAGTAGCAACTCCTTTAGGATATGGTTCTTCATTTGCCATGAAACCAAACTCAAGAAATTCTTGCTCAGTAAATGGATCAAATTCAGCAGCGATTAAGTTTGTAAAATTAAACTCTTCTAAAACACCAGTTCTAGTACGACCATCAGCCATAGGTTTCATTCTTGTAGGCATATCTACAATGCATGGTGGAGGATTAGTTAAGTCATAACCTGTCTCACCTATACATTTACGAATGCGCTTATAAGCAGTATTATCTTGGTACCTGACTTTTTGACCACCATACTCATTATTCATGTCAACTTCATTCATGTTGAATAGTTTAATGCCTTTAAATTTTGGATGACCGAAAATCTTAGGATAAAGATCTTTACCAATTTTTTCGTATATTGACTTATGAAATTCTAAATCGGAATCATTGAACCGACCCTGTGTGACAGGGACTACATTTGCATTTCGCATATTTATCTCCGTTTATGATTGAAGGACTCGAACTATTATCTTGTCCTTCTTTTTTTATTATTTATAGTACTATTCTATACTATTTTTTGCTGTTTGTAAACAGTTATTTTTTCTAATGAGATCAATCCATTTTTGCTTTGGATTCATACGTTTTTACTGAGACGTTATCAGATACTGGAAACTTAATTGCATCATGAATATGGTGCATTATGAACTTAGTGTTTGGAAATTCTTTAAACATGTTCTGCCAAACTGGTCTCCAGTTATTTGCTAACCTATGATTATTAGAATTTCCTCGATCTGAGTTAAGATAGAAATCAGAACAGCTTCTAAGATTAAAGTCGAATATAGAATCAAAGCCGTACATATGTATCTCTTCTGCTTTAACTTTATTTGCTGCGTAGTGTACTGCCATGTGACCACAATTAAAGTCTGTGTAGTTTGCCACATACTTAGGAAGTACTGTATAAAATTCTTTTACTTGAGCTGAGTGTTTTACATAAAAGGTTGGTTGTTGATCCATCCAAATTTTTGGTCTCATTCCTAATATCCAATCACCGGGGATAGTAAGCGAACCTTCATGCAATGCACGCATCATTTTAAAATCAACCATGATAGTTCCATAGGCACCTGCAACTGGCCAAGGTGGAATATTACATGTTAACTTCATTCCATTGCGCTGTTCTTTATGAAACAAGCTTGCTTGATCACCATTACCTATTATATGAACTACTTTCATAACATACTCCTAATCTTTTCTTTACCTTTCTTTCCAGTCCAGTGCATGACTTTTATTTTACCATTATAGTTATCTAGCTCAGTTTGTATTCTCATAACATTGTACTCGTTAGGTAAGTCATTAATTGCACCGATCTTTGTAATAGGATTCAACATTGAATGTAAAACTTCTTGATCGCCAACTTCTGGTTTTGCTTTCACTTGCTGCGCCCATTGAGTTAATATTACAGGTTTATCTATAAATCCTACAATACCAGAGTTATGCCATACTTCATTTCGTCTTTTTGTCCATGGTTTATCCTCAACCATGTTTAATTTTTTTGGCTCTAATAATTTAAATATGTTACTAATATCTTCACGTATCTCGCAGTCCATGTCTATCCAAACAGTCTTTTTTGAAGGACAACATAGCATTGACAATGGTTTTTTAAACCAGCCTTTTTCAGGCGACTTAGTTACATTCATAACTGCATGCACGTTCTTTTTAACATAAGAAAGAGCAGTCTCAGATAATCCAAAATCTGCAAATATAAGTGGAGTCTTTAAGTGCTTTTTATAATTAGTAATGAACCATTCTAAAAACCATTCATGGTGTTTATCACAGCCAGTTAAAAAAGCTTCATCATATAATTTCGTAGGATTCGCCATAATTATGCTTTGCGTAGCAACCTGCTTTTTGTTGTATTGTTGTAAAACTATCTCTTGCTTCTGCTGGCCAAGGATAGTACTCACCTAAAGTAAATTTACTAGAGTGTATGTATATGTCAGTAGGACCTGCGCTGAATACACATTCATCAATTAGTTGTTGTGCACCTTTTGGAGTTAATCTATATGCGTGTGCACCAGGGAAATATGGTTTTGAAACTAATGATCCGTAACCTATATACGATGGAGTGTTAAACTTACCGTATGATGGTTTACCTAAGTTTAGTATATCAAACATCATCATCTGTGGTATGTCACCAACTAATACTGCATCATGCTCAAATATTACTATTGGTTCTTTAGATCTTACACATTTCTGCCATAAACTATGATGACTTAAAAAACCTGCTATACAATTTTCTGGTCTACTATATTTTTCATGAAATAGCGCTTCTGGATATTTAAGCTTTTTTAACTCTTCATATACATCACAGTTTTGTGGACTATAGGCTTTATGTTTTTTAATCTTATAACCAAAGACCAATCCACTCTTAACACATCTGTCAGCAACTTGTACAGATCTCTCGTTTTCCATTATTGTTATTACATACATCTTCATAGTGTTGTCGTTGACCTCAATCCTTGTATTCTTGTATAGAAGTTACGTGTTACACCAAGTTTTGGCACAAGCTGATAACACATTAATGCGTCATTTGGCCACATACCGTATTCATTTGCTAAGTTAAGCATGTGCTGTGCACCTTCTGGTTTTATTACATAAGCTGAATTACCAGCCAGACCTTGTGGAATATTAAACTCATCTATTCTTGGTACAGGTTGAAAAAAGTCTTCTCTTTCTAATATCATGTCGTGATATACTTTTGATTTACGTGTTGCCATTGATGGATCATTAATGCCAATGATATCGTATGGTGCTCTTGCAAACGTGCTGTCTGCTGGTAATTTTTTTATAAGACGAGAATCATGTTCCAAAATTAATATCATTTCATCAAGTTTTACACACTTTTGCCAAAGATACCAGTGACTCATAAAACAAGAAATACGTTTACGTTTATCTGCTGTTGGGTAAGCAGATTTAATTAATCCACTCTTTATATCTGATACTTTTCCTTCCCATGGATAGTTCCAAGTCAGACCATTACCACCTGCTATTAGTTCTACCTTGTCGACCGGTACGGCTTCATGCATTTCTAAGCCGTCTTTATGACCATACTTATCATAACTGTCTTGAAGCTCAGCAAATCCGGCCATTGAAGTCTTATTATCTGGTACAACTATCGCGAATGCTTTCATATTGCTATCCTAACTTCATCACCTTCTTCAATATAATAATTACCTATACAATATTTTTTTAAAAAATTAAATCTAGTATTTGCAAAATTACTACTATTATCTATTATAATATCAAATCTTGGTTTATTCCAAATTTCTGTCATCATTTCTTTAATTTTATACTCGTCATCAATGTCACATCTTGACCAAAATACTCTTGTATTTTCTAAAAATTTAAATCTTTTTGGCTCAACTCTATCAAATTTATCAATACAGTAAATGTTTGCTCTAAGTAGAAACTTATGTAATGCTGGAATACTATTTTCAACACCTACTTGTAATAAATTAATAGGTTTATGACGATACTGAAGTAATTCTTTTTCGTAAAAGTCAGCATAAATTTCACGTCTTGATTTATACCTTTTAAGTAATGTATTAAGCATATGAAAACTTTTCAAGAGCTGCACCACCGTACACACAATGATGATTATCATCGATACTTAATATCTGGTACCATCCATATTCAGCAGGCCATAATTTTTTTTCTTCATGTAATTGAAATACTTTTTTTGTATCATACAATTTTCTTGGATGGAATATTAAGTTATCATTTAACCACCATGCCCAGTCACGACTCCACATTTGATCTGTAGTTTCAGTAATATAAACATGTTCTATATCTTTAAATTTATTTAAATAAATCCATCTTCCACCTCTTATGGCAAATCCTATAGCCATATTTTTTTCATAAGAATCTTTTAAATAATTAGTATAGTCTGCACGATCTGATACGATAGTGTCCCACCTAGTTCTAATAATCATATCATATTCTTCAGGTAGATCATCTAATTGGTATGCATGAGCGATTAATTGTTTTGTAGCATTTAATAACTTACCTTGATGAGATATTCCAGTCTTGTTAATAAATTCTTTTTTATATGCGTGATATTTTGGATGAGGATTATCAGTTACACACTCACACCATGGATTATAGTGCATTTGTGGTTCTGGATAATATGATGAATTATATTTTTCTGATATATTATTTTTTGTTTCATTCCATGAAGAATAAAATATTGGAATATCAGGAAATGCTTTCTGTAAATGACCAACATTTCTTTTAACATTACCTCTGGCAACACCAGATATACAAATCGCAGCTTTCATTATAAACTATCCAATCTATCCCACCACTCACTATTCTTTAAAGCATTAAGCTCTTGTGGTGTTCCTATACCTATCATTTTTTCTATTTCAAAAACTCCAACATTTTCTTCAAGGTAGTTGTAAACAGGAGCTAAGTAGAACTCATTATTTACTCTATCATTAGCATCTTTTTGTTTATTATGTGCTCTTATAAAATCAACTTCATCTACGAAATAATATACACCTACTGTAGCAAGTGGTCCAATTATTTCTTTTTCTTTAACTTGAAGTAAATTATTATAATTATCTAATTCAACATAACTGTGTATTGGTTCGTTATGATCAGGTAAGAATACTGGTATTAATCCACCGGGGTATAAACCAGTTTGTATTTTTTTATAAAATTCTTTATGATTCCAAACCATAAGTTGATCACAGTTTGCAACCATCATTTCTTCACCACCAAATAAATTTGTTGCTAATCTTACTGTGCAAGCTGCACCTTCAGTAAGACTTGGAGTTATTATTATGTGTGCATCTGGATAATATTCACGTATTCTTTTATCAATTTCATAGTCATCAATATGATCTTGCCTAATTATAAACCAAGGATTAACATTGTCTAAGTGCAAGTTATCAATAACTCTCTTAAACATAGGTTTACCATTTATGTCTATTAAAGGTTTAGGTAAGTCGTATCCATCATCAAAAAAACGCTGGCCATTTCCTGCCATCGGCATAATTAATTTCATTAATTCAAACTTTCACTCATCTCTTTTACTTTTTTAATTAGGCTATCACCTGTATGTAGCCATCCTCCAACTGATGCCATCCAGTTATTACCTATTCTTTCTTTTATTTCTCTTGCAAGGACTGGATTCATACCACAACTTAATGAGGGAATCACATCATATTTCTGACATATTTTAATTGCTTCTAATGTTTCTTCTTCACTTTCACCTTCTGGATAGTATCCGCCTAACATACCAACATGCATACTGTCAACTCCTGCCATACAGCCAAGTTTCACTAACACTGGCCAAGCTAAAGAATATTTGTTACTTGGATCAGTTAATATTCTAATACCTGAACGTTGGTAGTGTGTTGCAATATCGAATCCTCTTGCTGATGTATATGCACCTAATCCAGACCAAAAATTAATATGACAGCCACCAATAACGTTTGGTGTGCAAGTATGATAATAAATCTTTTTAATATTAGCTATTAATTCCATAGGATCCGCATTTATACAGTACGCAAAGAAACCTTTCCAGCCTGATATATTCTTTAAGTGCTCAACAGCCTCTACTCTTTTTTCAAGTGGTAAGTATAAATTATGTGCCATGATTTCATCTTCTTTAATAAAATCTGCACCACCGTAGACCATGTCTTTAACTATGGACATGTATTGTTCCATATTTAAACCGGACTTTGGTTTTATTATAGCACCAAATAGTGGTCGATTATGAGCATCTAATCTATCTTTCCAACCTGACATACCTAAAACAGGTCCATCTGTCTTGATTTCAATATCAATATCTAGTACTCTACATCTATCAACTCCTAGTATGTCAGTATGACCTCCCATAATAATACACATGAGTTGATTTACATTAGGCCAAATAAAAGCATTTCTATTAAAACTTATTTTAACTATGTTGCCATCTATGCTTTCTATATTTGCTGCATAATCTTTTATGTTTGGAGAGTTTTCTATTTCCGATCTTATATTAGGATTACCAATACTTTGACCTATTGCAATTTCATGTGCAATCTTTGGAATATCTGGACCATCAACTTCGTATGTGACAGTGTACCTTTTTATTGGTTCAGTTACCTCAGGCGGCTGCCATGTGTTGGTGACTGGTAGATCAGGAAATGGACTTGTATTACTCATATTCTTATCTCGTATTGTGTTTCGCCATGTCTAAGCATTTTAGTTAAGTTATGTTTATTTATAAATTCATCAACAGCTTTTGTTACACCGGGTTTAAACCATTTTGCATTCGGCCATCCATAGTCATCACCTAAAATTAATCCACCTTGTCGTACAACATTAAGTGCATTCTCCAAATCTTTTAAACAGCCTTCATATGAATGATCACCATCAATATAAATCCAATCAAGCATCTCATCATTACCATGTCCTTTTGCTGCCATAAATTGTTCAAACCATTCATCTGAAGTCATTCTACATATTTCGGCTTCTGGTACAGTCCTAAATCTTTCTTTAATTTCATTATAAACTCTATCATAAAACTTTTGAAATCCTGCTTCTGCAATCTCTCCAGTAATTGGCTGATATTTTGCCAGATATTCTTGGTAAGACATTTCTGTATTTTCTTTGTAAGGTTCTACAGAATATGCATCAACCATATAAAACTTTTTAAGACCTTTTTTTAGAAACTGTGTTGAGGTATTACCCATCCAAACTCCAATCTCTGCGCCTATAGAGTCAGGTTTAATTACGTGCATTATGTGTCTTGAGTCTTTATTTGTATGAGTTGCCATCATGATAGTTATACCTTAAAATATTTACTTCCATTATTAATTGCTCTTATTAAATGATGAGATTTGTATGAGCCATCTGTATCATATATATGTATGTCTTCATAGTCCTTATATAATTGTGCAATATGCATCATTCCGGAGTCACTACCAATATGACACTTTGCCAAAGACATTGCTAAACCAATATGAGGTATTGAAGTTTTAAGTTGTCCTTGGCCTTCACCACCAACTTTTAAAACTATACATTCATATTTGTCTTCGATTTCTCTTATAACTTTTTTTGATAATCTTCTTCTTGGATCTGTTGAATCCCACTGTGCTGTAATAAATTCGTCTGGAAACCAACCGTTCTTAACCACTGGTTTTAGTTTTGGTAACTTTTCTAAATACTGAGACATCTCAATTCCAACTTTAGTTTCATTTGGATGCATATGTGCAGTGTCTTTATAGTAATATATTTTTGCATCAAATCCTTTTGATTTAAGATACTTTATCCATTCAACTTCTGTTAGATTTTCAACTGGATGTGTTTCAATATAGATCGAATCAGTTGGAAATAAACCTAAGAGTTCAACCCATGATTTTTTCTTTTTATCTGAAATCTTACCACCAGCTACACTCCACTTATCATCAGTTAAATGTATTGTTACTGGTGTATCATGAGCTTTACCGTATTGATATGCAAGCAATAAGCTATGAGATCTGTCACCTAACCCTGGTGTGGTATATGGTCTATCACCGCTTCTAACACTCTTTGATCTTAGTGCTATATGTTTCAATGGCTTTTCTTTTCTGTAAAATCTGAACCAAAATAAGCATCAATTCTCTTTTTTGTTTCATGTCTTAAGTCATTAAGTTGAGTTATTAATAATGCAATATCGCTTTCTTTCTTCGAATATCTTTCAAGTTTTTTTCTTTTAATATCTTCCAAGTCCCACAGTTGAAGGTTAATTGATTTTATTATATTTAAATAAAAATCATAACCTACATCAAGGTTAATTAATCTATGATGATATGCTGCCATTTCTTTTGAAACATCAAGACCTTTAAGTTTTTTAATTTCCAAAATGGAAAGTCTATCTAAATAATCTCCAACACTCACTTCTATTTCTACTTTCATTTCACTATCTCCATTAATTCATCAACATTTTCGCCACCATTTGGTAATTTATCTTTTAGAAAGAAATGTACGAAATATGCTTCTTTTATTTTTTCATTTGGTATTGCAGTATAAAGAGCATTCCATTTCCAGTCAAGATATTTTTGTATCATTTTTTCTTTTTTAACCCAATAGTTTAACAGCGTTTGGTCTGTACTCCATTTCCATGCACCTTGGCCATCAACAAAATCTTTAAACTCCGGACGTTGAATAAATTGCTTTCCAGTTTGACCTCTTAAGTATTTAGTAATTTGTTTATCCATAAGCATAAGACCCATGTTATAGAATAGAGCACCATCTTCATTCCACCACCAGTCAACATCTTTAAGGTTTGAATACTGCATTCGAGTATATCCTACTAATTTTTGTTTGTACCACGGGAGGATTGGCGCCATTCTTTCCACAACTCCAGCAAACTCGGTGGTTCCACTGATATTGTCCAGTTCATCGAAGATGTTTGATACTGTTTCAGGACGCACCCAGATATCAGCATCAATAATACAAATTTGGTCATACCTATCAAAATAGTCAAGTGCATTTTCTTTTTCATAAATTGGTAAGAATCCTCCATATTTTTCATATGACTCTTTACTACGATTTGTTGCAAATACGTCAGGTTTAATCATCATTTTGGGGATTGTTTGTACGATATAATCTACAGAAATTTTATCAGCATATGCTTTAACCGAAGCTGTACAGTGATCATACAGCTTCGATTTTTTACCAGTATAAACTTGATATATCAATCTCTTCATAACGAAATCCTTATTTTATTTTTTCTTTGCTAGTGCTTCCTTGCCATAGAATGCAGCAACAATAGCAGCAACTGATACAAAGTATACAGCGGCCATGTCTCCTAGAATTTTTGCAGCATTATCGAGACCGAATAATGTCGCAGCAATAACAAAAGCAGGGTAAAGTAACATACCACCAAGAGCAAACCAAGCCATGTTTCTTTGTGCATCTTGTTTCTTATCTTCATTTTCAAGCTGTATCAACTTTTGTTCCATTTCAAATTCTTCATCAGTAACGATTCCATCACCATCTTTATCAAAACTCGCGTACTTGCTTCCTGCCTCTAGTTTTTTTTGTGCAGCCATCAGAATACTCCTTTAATATCTTCGCCATTTCTTTAGCTTCCTTATATCCATTACGAAGAGAATTTGACCTATGGCCATCTTTCAAAAACCAATTTATAGTATTTATATCAGACCCTTCAGGCATATTATAACCCTTAGTAAGCTCTTCAAAATCTGATCTTAGTTTAATTGCTTGCGTTAACGACAGGTTAGTGGCCAAACATTTTTCGAGTTCTATATTCATCAATTGTTTCCTTTAATAATTTAGTATAGTTATCCCTGTGTTCTACAAAAACCACGGGCTTTTCATGATCGACATCCATAATGACTACAACATTAGGTATCACCATTCCTGTACGCTCTTCCCACATAATCGCATATGCTGCACCTTGTGCAAAGTAGTTGCTTATCTTTTCTTTCTTTTTTATATATCTTGAAGTTTTAAAATCGATTATAGAAGGTACGCCATTGTATTGTGCAACACAATCACATCTACCAGCCATACCTAAGTGATCACTATATAAAGCAACCTCGAGACCGAATATCGTTCCAATATCATTATCAAGGATAGGTTTGAGATTTTCGAGGCTTTGCTGTATGTGTGGTAAAAATTCTGACGTGTCTTCATTATTTAAATACTTTTCTATAATACTATGTACTTTGGTACCACGCCTTGAAGCTTTACCACTTACGATTTCTGCTTGTTCTTCACCTACACGGTTTTTCCAAGCACGGATTGAATCTTCTGTAAGTATACTTAAAACTGTAGTGACAGAAGGATAACTACTACCATTAGGAAGAGTATAAGCTCTCCCGCTGGTTGTGGTTTCACTAGCCAAGTCACTATATCCGATATCAATTTTGTCATGGCTAAATATTCTGTTTTGGTTTGTCATCTTCATAATTATACTTAAAAATCTCTTTCACTTGTTCTGTAGGTAAACAGAATATGGCTTCAGGTTGATGCTTAAAATTATATGAAGCACTTGCCTGAGTATATATTCGTTGATGCATTACTGAAACATACTGGTTGCATTCATCTTGTGTATCAAAAACCGGTTGTTTAAAAACAAAAAGTGGCCTATCTAATGCCATCGTATTTGCCATTACAAAAGATACTATAATAAAAAATTTCATATCTTCTCCTAAATCTTAATAGTGTCTCCACGTCCTGAGCCACTCTTAATTCTTTTAAGATTATCTTTCCAACCTTGATCAGTTTTTGATAATAAGCTGCCATGATGCGCTATGACACCGGGAAACTTTAAAACTTTAATGCAGTTATGTTTTTTGAGATAGTCTTGCAATTCATCTGCACTGCATTCTATATCATATTCATCGCCTTCTTCAATAGGCTTTACTGTATACTTAGGCACCTTGATAACCTTTCCACCAATTAGGCGCTTCACGGCCCCATTCCCATTTAGCGAATGATTTTGCCATGTGATAGTAGTTTCGGTATGACTGGACGGCATCACCCGGAACCATACAATCAGGATAATGAGTCATTGCTAAAGCAAACTCAGTTAAACCGCCTCGTGGTATATTTATAGGTAATTTTGCAAGAAGTCCACCGAGTTTTTCAAAAGTGGCATGTTTTTTACCACGACGAAATTCAAACTCCTTAGCCATTGCTACAAAGTGATAATAGTGCCATTTATAGTTTGAATCAGTTTTTCCTGTCCATGTTGTACATGGATGGTACTTATGAACTGCAAGATAAAATAAATCATCACGTTCATCACCAAAAGAATAATATTTTTGCATAGTCTTACCTGACTTGGATGGCCGCCTTTCTGGAGTACCATCAAGTAACCTATGCACTGTACTTAGCATTTGAGCAGATTCCACAATCATTTTAGGAATATGCCTATCACACATCATTATTGCTGCTTTTGCAGGGTCTTTATCCAATACAAATATGTTCATAATTTTCACCTTTTAAATAATAATATAGTATCATAGTTTTTGCAGTTTGTAAATGGTTTTTTTATTAATTGATTTGAAACTTATCCTCCAGTACTTGCTTTAACTTGATTTTTCGTCTTATAAAATTTAAACGTTTGACGATTTTTTCCATTCGATTTATCCTTCCTTTTTTTCTAAGTTTTGATATGTGAATTTGTAAATCTCTTTCAAGTTGTTGTAGTACCATCTCTTTACCTTTCGTAGGTTGTAGAGTTAGTCCTGCAGTAGTTTTGGAAAGGCCTCCTCTACAACTGGTCTGGATATTCCAGGGATTTTCTTTTTGTTAATCATGTTAATGACAAGCTTAGCATCTTCAGGATGTATACCTTCAAGTATTCCAATGAATATTTGCTCCCTTTTAAATTTCGCCATTTTATCACCGGGACCACCTTGGACAAAATATTTAAATTGTCCATTTTGTTTTCTTAAATTTGTGGGGTGATTATGTGCTGCGGCTGCAGTATATGGAGGCTCACCTTCCGGCAAGTTCCACTTTACTGAGGTGTCCATTGAACCTCTAATTATATCCTTTAAAGCCCATGTCTCATTTTCTTTTAGGACACGAACTTTATCATCACGACTTCTTTGTTTTGCCATTTCTTCTAGGACTTCAAAAACATATTGTTTCATTAAATAAACTCCTGTACACTTTCAATCAAATTATTTAAACGCTTGGACACAAAGTATGGAAATACTTTACCTTTCTTTGGCCAAGGGTCCTGTTCATTATAACTATTTATAATTTGTGTTTTTAGCTCAGATGGTGTTTCACTTAAGTCGATTAATTTTTTATTCCTACAATAATTACGATACCAAGATGCAGCATATAAAAGTTCACCTTCTTCAACATCTTCAATAATTGCATCGACTTTCTTTTGTGACATAGGTGTTTGCCTAAATCCTTCAACAAATACATTATCATCAGACAATATATTTGGTACACCATCACCTTTATCACCACGTATTATATGATTTTGTAAGAATACTCTTGGCCTAGGTTCAGACATTTCTTCTTTCTTTAACGGTGAAAACTGTTTAACATTGTTAAACTTTTGTAGCTGCAAGAAATCACGATCAGAAGATACTATCATAATAGCTTCAGGATTAAATTCATCTTGTGATTTTTCATAAACTAATGTGCCTATTACATCATCGGCTTCACAGCCATCAATCTTTATAACTTTATAAGGCATATTTTCAAGTATTTCTTCTCTTACTAGGTTTAGTATTCTAAATGCCTCATCCCAGTTAAAGTCAGACTCTTGTCTATGTTTTTTACGATTTGCTTTATATTGAGGAAAAGCTTTCCTACGCCAGTTATTTGCAGCATCAACGGCAAGAACCATTTCACCATACTGGTCTTTGTACCTAGAATAGTACATACGTAGTGAATTTAAGATCATATGACGAATAAGTTCTTCATCATTCGTCTTATTAATAATAATACTAGCAAGTGCAATGCCACTGTAATCAACTATAATCATATCTTCTCCATATATAAACATCCCATAATGTTGCATTCTTCATGCCACCTTTTGGGTTACCACCATAAACAAAACCATTGATTGGCTTACGACCTTTCTTTTCAACTCTAAATTTATCTTTTTCTATATTAGAATTTACGTTTCTTACAATAGCTTTGACCATTTCATATTCTTGCATATCTTGTGAGTTACATGGATTAAACCTTCCTACCCATGACTTACTATGCCTATTGGCAACTTTTTCCGTATTGATATGATCATACTTACCTACAAATATTCCCATACTAAACTCCCTTAAAAATATAATCAAATTTTAAAACCGGCTCACCAGTAACACCCCAAAACATCTCAGTTTCATTAAGAGTTTTTTCAGCATCTTCCTGAGTCATGTAATCGGTATACCTATCATAAGGCTGAACGAAACCTTCAGACTTATCGATTGAACCAACATACCAGCCGGCAGCTGATGCCATAACGATTGGCTCAGATACACCACTTGAGTTGAATTTTATATTTTTGATATCTTTTAGAATTTGCATTTTAACTCCTCTTTATTCATTTTATAGATATATTCTACCATAAAAAATGTGCTTTGTAAAGGAAAAAATGCATTTAAATGAAAAAAAGTTATTAACTTGTTAACTATCGTTACCAGCTGGTGTTTCCAGTGGTGTCTCTTTTTCTAATAATTTTTCAATTTTCTTATTATAGTGCGCAGTCAATACATCAGCTTTTTCAATCTCTGACATATGTCTTGCCTTATTAACTTGAACTTCAGCTCTTAATGTAATATAATTCTTTAATTCAAGACCAAATTCTTTTTCATCATAATTTACTCCATTAATTGTAAGCATAAACTTTCTCCTACTTAACTATATTTTTTCCAAAGTTTGTGAAGTATATAAAACCAAATACCATTAAACATTGGCTCAACAAGAGCGACAACACCGGCTTCAAACAAGTCTGCACCAGTCATCCAATATACGACATTCATGGCTATAATAATATGGCCAAACGTGTAAATTAATGCTAATGTCAAACTACTATGTTTTAACATATTCTTAATAACCTCGAATATTCCGGTTTGAAATTCATTTTTCTTTTTTTCTTTTATAGCATTCCACTCTGGACTCTGCCTCAATTTCCAAAGCATCCAGTCATAGTACCTTTCTGGCTCGGGGCCAGGGTCTGGTAATTCGATATGTTGTCCTGTTCCTGTCATGTCTTGTGTATATTTATTCATTTATAAAGTCCTTTGCCATTGGGAATATATTTGATATTGCTTTAGCACATTCAATTGCTACTTGTTGACATTCTTTTTGTGTTCCGTTCGCTGAACGCAAATCAATAAAATGTATCCAACTTCTTATAGTTCCATTCATATATAATCTTGATTTAGTTAATCCTTCTGGTAGGACTGCCCTTGCGACTTCTTTTGCAATCCCTTTCTTGATAGCTTGTTGATAAACTTGTTTGCACATCCAGATAACTCTTCCTTGTTCTCGCTCCCACTCAGTTTGGAGAGACCTATCATTAACTTCGACACTATTTTGTCTATTCTTTGTATCTTGCAAGCGCGCTTCTCGTGTGACAAATTCTAACTCCTCCACTGGATTTGCATATCTTTGACTAAACTCTTGAAAACTAAAGCTACGATGTCTTAATAATTGTCTGGCAATATCTCTTGTAGTTTCTATTTCTATGCAGGCACTCACCATTTCAAATGGAGACCAATGCTTATGTTTAGAAAGATAATTTAATAACTTTTCTGATGTCTTAGTATTATTTTGATTTGATGGATTAGAAACTCTTGCACAAAAAGCTATCAAATCTTGACAGTTCTTTGGCATTTCTTTTCCGTATGTGGTAAATTCAGAAGGTTTACTATATGATATTAATTTTGCAATCATAACTTAAAATCCTTAAATCTTTCACCAGTTGGTGTCTTATCAAAAACTGGTGTATCATCAGTTAATGTTTGTTCAGTTTCTTCTACATCAAACAATCTCATCTTTGATCTATCCACACCGACAATAAACCTTTTGTATTGTGTAGGATCATTATAACGATTTTTTAATTGTTTCACCATGAACTGTCCTTGCTGTTCAAGTTCTTCAGTTGTTATGAGAGCAAACATTAGATCCGCTGTAGCGGGTAATCCAAAAGACTCACTTGTATCTTCAAGCCCAATATCCGAGTTAGAATAACCAGAACGAGTCGTTTGCGT